TAAATAATATATATTACTATTTTTTTAAAAACATCAATTTTTAGTTAAAACGTATTATTCTGCTTCTTTTGAGCTTTGCTCTCTTCACGTTTTCTACGACGAAGAGCGTCTTGACTCTTCTTTTGGAGTCTCTTTGATTTCTTTAAGTAGAATTCCTTCTTCTTTAAATCTTCCATCAATTCAGCCTTTTTGACTTGCTTGACGAACTGTTGGAGTGCTCTTTCTAAATCTGATTGCTTATCACCTTTAACTTCAACGTACATACAACCTCCGTTATTGAGTAACTAATTTATAAGCCACAGCGACCATCTTATCGACAGATTCGCTGAGGAACTTTTGTTTATTTTCTGGTGTGAGTTTGTGCATTACCGTTGCCAATAATCTTGCTGTGAACACATCAATATATTGTTCATCAATCTTTGCTGGTTTGCCAGACTTGGCGATAGATGTAATGATACTTAGTTTATCTTTAGCAGTTGGGGTAAGATTAAATATTTCTGGATGAATGTCTCTAAAAGTTCTCATCAACACTCCAGCCATAGCATTTGCTTCATTTTCTAATTCAGACCCAGTATCACCGTTCATAGTACGACCTTCTTCTCTTTGCTTATGATGTACTAGTTCATGTCCAAGTGTACGTAATGTGTCTGCTAGATGGCGACCTTCTTCAACAATCACTATAGCATTGTCATCTGGACTGTATGTGCCAAATGACCGGTGTTGGTTTGCATATTGACTGGATGCAAACTTGATACTATTCGGTAATGTTTTTAGTTGAAGTTCTTTAACTGCGAACTTAATAAATTCTTTTACCAACGTGTTGTGCATATTATTTTACTTCACTTAAAAAGTCGTATATTAAATTATCAATACGTGAATAAGGAGTAATAATTCTACTTTCAGTTTGTTCATTAATGAACGCACCTTTTGTACTTGGATTACTGACGATATCAAAGCAGATGAGATTGAAATCATCTTGTACTTCTACTGTGTTTTCTCCAAGCGGACGAACTGAACCCATACCACGTGATGATACACCAAGACGAATATTATTCTTGATAAGTTCACGAACAATATTTCCAGATGGGGTTGATAAGATTTCAATATTACCGTATACAGCTGGACCTTCTGTCCATAGTTCCGTAACGTTGCAACATACATTCTTTAGGTTAACTACTGGACTTTCTGGATGGTCGAGTTCTCCAAGTGCTCTACGTTCTGCAACGAAGTTACTCTTGTATGCTGCTGCTTCACGCATTAACACTTCTAATGGATATACTCTTTTATTTTGATTTTCAGTACCAGCCTTTTGTAATAAAACACTCTTTAATACTAAAGGCTTTGACATATCAGCAGCTTCTGCTAATAGCTCTTTTCCATACTGAATGACGTTGTATTCAACTAATAGGTTTTTCATATTACTTTCCTCTGATTTCACGGATTTTTCCTGCTAAATTTACCAACCGTGCTTCTAACTTTAATAATCCTTGTTGAGTTCTACGATACAACGCTTCACTAGCAAGTCCAGATTCGTTTTGTAGCCGTGAATTCATTTTAATTACACGTTCAATTTGTAAAATAGAACGATTCAGTTCTGATATAGCATTTGCTATCTTCTGTGTAGGTGTTGCTGATTCATCCTTTTTATATGCATGATACGGATCAACACCTTCTTCTAACTTATCAGCTCCACGTGCTATAGATTCTTCACCACGCTTTGTCAACTTCATACCTAATTGTTGTGCGATAGCTTTTTTTCTGGCAATATTCTTAGGAACATTTCCAGTAAATGCACCTGGGATGTTATATCCGGCCACATCGCCCGTGGTGGTCATTTCATCAAGATTATTTAATTCTTCTTCTACAATCTTGCGAATAGCTTTTCTAAGTTTTTCTTCGTTAATCATAATCCTTTAAGCTCCTTGAGGATTTCATATCCGATAAGCATTGCGGTCATATGATTTTCTTTGACCACTTGTGTGTGGTGAACTTTATTTAATTGAGCAACAACTTCTGTTAATTTGATACGAATGACTTTATCTGTTACTCTTGAAGAATTTTGCTTAATTTCCTTGATAAGCTTTGCACTTTCTTTTTGAACATACATCGTTAACTTAGAAGTATTTGAAATATTATAAATGTATTCTTGTAGTAATTTCTTCTGTGATTCGTCTAATCCTTTGTATTTTTGATTGAAACGTTCAATTAATATCTTATATGATAAGAAGCGAATACTATCTTCTTGACTACGAACGATGTTTGATAATTCACTGTGTTCTTTAATTTGCTTATTTGACGTTTTCCCAGATAAATACTCTACGATAGTGAATTGACTATTTGCCAATTCTTCAATTAGTGTAATTTGATTCTGTTCATTTATAGAGCTATCAAAGTTCTTATAGATAGATGCGTAAATCTTATATGATGGAATGCGTGCTGAGAAGAATTCTTTCAAATCAAAGTGCTTTTTAATTTCTTTAATTAAATGGTATTTTTCAATACTTAGTGTCTTTTGATTTAAGTTCTTATATTGTTCTGTAACTAAATTAAGTAATTGGAATGCTTTTTGTTCTGATAGATTTTGCACGTTAAAAAACGCTCTATATAACATTAATTCTTTGCCCAATTCTTTCTTTGGACTAAAGAATTCTTGCATTAATTTCACTGCTATTCCATTTTGTTTGTTTTCCATTACGTCTGATGTTACTTGACGTACTAGTAATTCGAACAAAATTCCAGTGTTTCTTAACTTGTTATGCTTAATCGCTGGTTTCATAAAAAATATCCGCCAAAGTGAATAAAATACCACTCATATATTAAATAGTGTCTAATTTGTTAGTCCGTTAGTTTTCGTCTATATCTTCTATAATATTAGATTCGTTCAAAATACTAGGATTTGACACGCCTTCTTTATGAGCCTTCAACTGACGAATCAAATTTGAAATTTCTGTTCCTTCTAATGACAATGGACTCTTTTTTGGTTGAACACGGATTGGACGAACAACACCACGTAATGCATTAGTGTTTTCTTTGTGTCCCAATGGGTCTCTGCCACGAGAATGTCTGTCTGTACCGTACTTTACTGGTTCCGGTGGACGGCCCATACGTGCTTCTTCCAATTCAAATTCATTTAATTCTTCTTCTTGGGCGAGTTCATCTTCCGTTGGTTCTTTTAATGCTGCTAAGATTGCATCCACATCATCCATTTGTTCAGGTTCTGTAGGTTCTTCGACAGGTTGTTCTTCTGGTTGAACCGGTTGCTCTTCTGGCTGAGCTGGTTGTTCAGCTGCTGGTTCTCCTTCTGGAGCCGGTTGACCTTCCATACCTTGTGGTTGTGGTGGAGCCGGAGGTTGTGCTGCCATCTGTTCCATTTGTGCCAATTGGCCCATCTTTTGTGCATCTTCGGCAATCTTTTCAAATTCCTTAGTTGCATCGTCTTCTGATATTTCAAGAATATTGTGGTAAATCCAATCACGTGATAAGAACTTACTCATCGATATACTATTTGCTAATGCAATCTTTTGTGTCCAGAGATTAATCTTTTCTTGTTCATAGATGACTGATGGGTTGGTCATATTCAATTCAAAGTCAACCAAATCTTCGTCTTTGAATCCTTGAACATATAAATGAATGATTGCAATCTTGGTAAGCTCTGATACTACGATGCGTTGAATGCGTTCGATGGTACGAGCGAAACGAACGTCTTGTGCTGCCAATGATGCCTTACCACTATTATCTTCTTCATACCCAAGGAATGACTTCGGTACCTTGAATGCTGCCATTAACTTGTTACGGAGATATTCAATATCTTCGATAGCGTTGAATTGAAGGCCTGGAAGATTGGTAATATCTGTTCCAGAATCCTTACCACGAACAGGAAGATAGAAATCTTCTGTGATGTTCATCATATTGTAACGAAGATTGTAATCACCAGTCTTTGGGTCAACGATTGGTGTTTTCTTCATACGATCCATAATACGTTGCATATGGGTATCGATTTCATTCGGTGGAATGTTACCGATATCGACTAATACCTTACGCTTGTCTGGTGCACGCATGATACGATGGATTAACATTGCGTCTTCCATCAATTGAAGTTGCTTCCAGACACGGCGTCCACCTTCTACCATACTCTTACCATACGGGAGGAAGTTCGTATCTGAAAGGAGACGGAAATGTGCGATTTCGTAATTATCGAATTCTTTCTTACCTAATGCTAAGAAATCGTTTTCAATCTTGAATTTGACAGAGAATGGATTGCCTGGGTCTTGGCCTTCGACACGAATAGTTTCGTATATAGAAAGTGGAATGACGTTCACAATTCCATACTTTTCATCAATATCTAGGAATAAGAAAAAGTCCCCATACTTAGCCATGTTTCTGACCCACGGCCAGAGATTGAACTCAACGTTCAATATATCATAGAATAAGTTATGAAGAATGTCTTTGATTTGTTCGTTTTTTGAATTGATACTAAGTATTTGACCGAATTCGTCTTTTACAGTGGATTCATCAGCGTAGATGTCCATTACGGATGAAATGATTGGGTCATTATCCATCATATCATAGTCACGGAACAATTGTAAACGTGACCCTTGAAACGCTGCAGCGGATTCATATCGTCCGTGAGATGAACCATATCCACCCGTCATTGACGAGTAAACACGATGATAACGGTCAATGCCTCTACGATTGATAAAGGATTGAATGTTATCTGTGTCTGCTACTTTTAATTTTGTACCACCAACATTTCTAACAATTGTGTTGGTAGAGAACAGCTTTTTCAGCCGTCCAAATACACTAGTATCTGCCATAACCCCTCACTTAGTAAGTAAGAATTAAATCGATTGCTTTCATTACTGGCCAGCAATCAACTTCTTTATTATCTTTTGCAATATCATCCACAACGAGTTTTAGTTCTGCGACTTTCCCCATTAAAATAATATTCAATAACTTCCAATGTTCGTGATTGAATATAGTATATGGAGTCATATTTAAATTATCAGCAAGTTCCTTAACTTCAACATATGCACTTGCTAACTTTTCTTGTTCTTTTTTACTGAGCTTTGAAGCAACGTCTTCCAAAATTGCATCAAGACGATGTAATGATACACGATTGGTGGTTCCTTCCATTATTAAATCTTTTAATCTAGACGACATTACTTATCTCCAGTTTTACGTTTTTTAGCTGCTTTTAATGCTTTCTTGTGAGCAGCTTCACCACCTTCTTCATAGTCTGCGATATCACGTTGCATCTTTTTGGCATGTTCCGTATCAGATTCTTCGTCAACTCTTGGTAGTGGTTTTACTGATACCGTTCCTTTTGTTGTCTTAACTCGTGTTCCCTTCTCTTGTTTCATAGCTGCGTCAAGTTCTGCTTTAGCTGCTGCCATCGTCGCAGCGTCTCTTTCAGCTTTACGCTTCTTTGCAGCTTGCATAGTATCATAT